TATTCGGGATTTAACTCGATGCCGATGAAGTTGAACCCCTCACGAATTGCCGCCACGCCGGTGGATCCTGAGCCGCAAAACGGGTCAAGAATTGTGCCGTCTGGTGGTGTTATCAGTTTGCAAAGGTATTGCATTAACGCTGTGGGCTTGACTGTGGGGTGGTGGTTACGGGCTTTCGTGTTGCATTTGCGGCCTTCCCTTCGATCAACTGTAGTCCACTTATCGCCAACGTCTTCGAGCCTGTTTCGTTCTTCCATCCCGTCCAGCCCTGCCTCGCGTTCGGATCGACTAGCCTTGGCGGTGTAGAAGAATCGGGCGGATTTACCCATGAAGTCAACCGTATCGCTGCCGTCGTGTATCACGTTGGCTGGCCAGCGGCCTGAAACTACTTTTGGCTGGCCATTTTTTGATTTAGCTACATATTTCAATGCCGTTTCAAGGCATCTGCCATCGGGTGTTTTGCCGTCGCCACGATCAACCAAGTTACAGGCTCGCATTCTACCAGCCCCCGGCGTTCCGGTTTGAAATGTCACTCTTGTTTCCGTCCCAACCCTGCACCCGTCCACATTCAGCCCGCCGCACCCGTGCCGTAACACGTTGTTTGCTACCGTGCCGTTCAGCGGTTTGCGGGCTAGAATGAATGGCTCCCAAGCGGGCTTTAAGGCAGTGCCCCAGCCTTCCCACTGCTTTGCGGCATCGGTTGCTGGTGCGGTTTCCGCAAAAGTCTTGTCCCACACATAAGCGTCATCATCATAAGTATTTGCGCCGCCGCCCTTGTTGCCGTCAGTTCGTAGCCGCAACACCTCACGCTCCGCCCCCGCAGCCTTGTCAATCGCCTTGCTCACATCATGCGACTTGGGAAAGCCCGAGCCGTACACCCACATCACGCAATCACGAATTTCCCATCCCGCATCTTCAATCGCAACTGTCAGTCGGTGAAATGTTCGAGTGCCACCCGCTGCCAAGAGGTGACAGCCGGGCTTGGCAACTCGCAAGGCTTCACGCCAGAACGCTTCACCGGGTACGCCCTTATCCCAATCCTTACCCATAAAAGATAAACCGTATGGCGGATCAGTCACAATAGCATCAATCGAGCCTGCGTCCAGCGTCTTCATAACTTCAAGGCAATCGCCTGTAATAATCATCGAATGGCCTCCGCGATCGCCACAACGTCCGCCAGGGTGGTCGGTCGTACCGCCTTAACCAGTTTGCCGTTCGCATCCTGAAGTATCACGCAAGGCACACCCACGCCCCGTACCGTCGCACGGTATCCAAGCTGATCCAGATCCTCCTCGGTCGATACGTATGAGCGGATTTGTACACCCTTGGCACTCAAAGCATCTCGCAGGCTCCTGTCGGTGCGCCAGATCGCTTGCGAAATGTCGGAAGGGTCAACGATCACAATGAACCACTTGACGCCACTGGCAATCGTTTCTGGCGGTTTGACCGGCTCCACCGATGGCTCCACCGATGGAGTCACGACTGGCGTGACGGCTGGCGTCACGACTGGTGTCACGGCTGGCGTGCTGCATCCGCAATTCACGGTGAACGTGCAGCCGGATAAAGCGATCAAGAGTACCGCAATCAGCCTGATCATCACGGTTTGTGGCTTTCAAAATGTCCTTGCATGGCTTGCTTATGGCTGTCCACAAGATTCATCAGGTCATCTTCGCTAATCGTGCCCGGCTCGCCCGAATCGAGCGTGTCGGCAATCTTGCGGAGCAGGGCTGGCAGAACCTTGCGTAGCAGTGGGACAACGATCAACCGAAACATTGGCCAGAGCAGGGCGAACGCTATCGGAAAACCCACCGGCCCGCCTGTTAGTGGTGGGGGTGGTGACTCGTCATCTGTCAAGGATTCCTTGACGGTTCGGTTTTCACTCATTTGCATCTTAGGATTCTTGTCTGAGTGATCCGGCCCGGTCGCGATCGCGAATAGATTAGGCCATTCGATCCGCATGGCGTGATAACGGTATAGACCGTCAGGGCTTTAAGGTTGCTTGGTGCAGTGCTGGTGATCGCAGCCGTATAAGCCGTCTGGCATTTGTATTGATTGCAGTTCGATGCAAGAACCGTCGCAATGGCTGTCTCGATAAGCATGGTGATTGCCTTATTTCAAAGAGTATGGAAGTATGTTCCCGAAACAGTTTTCGGGAACATCAGGGAATTTAATCCGGGTTGGGAAATCGTCGCTCAAATTCTTTGAGTTTTAATTCCCGTTCGAACGCCATCTTTTCACGTTTTAGGCTAATCACTTGGACCGCCTGAATTACGCCGGCTATTGCCATAAATATGGCCGGGATTGTTTTGATTAGAGCTACCACGACTGATTCCTCCGGCTGGATTGCAACTTCTGCGAGTATCCAGATGGAAGATAAGCCATAAAGCGGGATGCTGAGAATGGAATAATCAGAGGAAGCCGGAATATCAGGCGTTTGCATTCTATTTGCCCTCGGGCGGATTGATTCCGCTTGAGAGGTAGCTTTGCAGCTGAACAATGACAAAAGCGAGGATAATACCGGCTGGCGTTGCTGCCGAGACATATAACGGCGCATCGCTTGCAATCACGCCCAGAACAGCCAAAAGGCCCGCTCCGATGGCTCTTATCGCTGTCTTACGTGCCTGAGCACGATTGATTTGGCCTATCCAGTCGTTCATTTTGTCGCCTCCTTTTTTTTCTTCCGGTATTCCCAAGGCGCAATAGTATTAGGATCGCTCCAGATACCTATTTTGGCTGATTTGGCTTTAGTTTGTGCGGATTGTAATTCAATATCACGCTTGGCATATTGTTGATACCAATGTGCCATGCCCATCTCGACCATCGTCAAACTGGTATCTTTACCACCGATTTCGACACGTGCCAAGAGCCGCCCATAACGGTCTTTCTTGTCCGGCTTGACCGTGACTGTTTTCCCGTAGACAAGTCTTGACATGGCTTGCTTTGAGGCTTGTCCGAACGGTTGTTTCAATTCAGGCGCGTCGATTCCGTTGATGCGAATTTTGATTGTTTCGTCGGTCCTGACGGTGATTGTATCGCCATCGTGGACGCTGACCACAACGGCCTCGAATGGCGGTGCAAAGCATAGGACAAGGGCCGCGATGGTTGCAAAGATCATACAAGAGGCCCGTTTCCGTTGGATGGTGGTGGTGGCCAGAGTGGTGGGAATTGTGCAAAGAATGCGGCTTTCGTTGGCACTTGCTGAGTGCCGGCTTGTACTGCCGCAACGGTTGTGTAGAACGCTTGCCAGACCGCATCACGGTAGGCTGTGGCTTGCCCGCCCTCTGCCCTGTAGGTTGTTAGGTTACTGGTCAACCATGTTGTGGCTGAGATGATCGAGTCGTACTGCTTCACCGCAACAGCCTGATCTAGAAATGGCCCAATTGCGTTCGCGATATCTGTCATGGTTGCGGTTGCATAAGCCAGAGCCTCAGCCGCTGTCATCGTTGATGCTGACCACGATTGTAACACCACGACGCCGCCAAATGTTCGCCGCTCGGTTAGCTTTTGCAATGCTGGATTGATGATCGGCGGTGCAGTTTGCATGAACGGATACCAGCCGTAATTGGCTAGTTCAGGGTTTGTCAGTAGATGGAAATTGCTGACATTTCCGAATACAATCGGCAGGCTTTGAGGCTCTTGGATGATACCGTTGGTGATCTGGCAATGCATGGTTTAGGGCCTCAAGAGTTAGGAAAGCGGTCCGCTTGGTGTGAAGGTTGCGGTGTAAACGGCTTCGCCTTTTTTAATGCGAAACTCGTCGATATATCCGTTAAATGGGGCAGCAGTAGCCACGTACCCAATTGCAAGAATTCCATTGGAGGAAAAGTCGTTTACCCAGTTTGAGCCAGAAGACGTGACGGATTGAGACACTCCATTGATAAACAAGGATATGACGCTGCTGGAACTTCTCGTAACCGCAATATGATACCAAGTATTTAAGGATGGCGTCCAGTTTACGTATGCGTAAACAGCTCCATCTCCATGCCGACCAAAATGCAATCGCATCACGCCAGCGGGATTGTACAGGCCAAGCCACCACATGGTAGTCACCGCCGCCCCGGCAGACGA